ATAGATTATCAATTAGAACACAATTACGTTATATTTCATAATTAAATTAAATGTATTAAAAAACATAACTAGGTGTTTTGTGTGGTGCTATATATTAGTTACTTTATAGTGTGTTAGGTCTTCTAATTCATGTGTTAACGCTTAATAAAGGTCTTGATTTTTATGGGTCTAGGCTTGCAGTCTACCATGATTCGCAGAAATTGTCAAGCGCCTCACAGACGCTTATAGGACTGGCACAGCACATCTTGACAAAAAACCTAGTGTTTGCAATGTTCTATAAGCACCAATGTATTATGTCCCGTTATACCTACAAAAATGCCTAAATAACCATGTATATTGGGACATAATACCTAATGAGGCACATAACAGATACTAATAAGTATGAACTAAAAACCATTATTCCAGTGTTTGCAATGGTTTATAAGCATCAATGTATATTGGGACATAATACCTAATGGAACAAACAGCAGAGAATGATAAGTATAAACCAAAGACAATCGCAGGAGGAAGACCTCAAAAGTATAAGAATTTAGGACCAACGGAAAGAATGAGAGTGCCTTTATACAAACAAATCACAATCTTATGTGATGTATTAGACAGAAAGGCAGAAGAAGGTTATGATGCCGTTGAGTTATTAGATTCATTCATTGAGGATATAAACAGACGTTGAGACAGTACCTGTGGAAAAACTGTGGAAAACTTATAAGAAACTGTGGAAAACCTGTGTATAACTCTTCGTTATACATAAGAGTTCGTTATAGCAATTCGTTATACATAAGAGTTCGTTATAGCAGTTCGTCATACAGCACAGCACAGTATAAGCATATGTTCGTTATAGCATGTGAGTGTATGACAATACAACAGTCCCTCAATTAGGACACCCCCCATATAGTTTGCTATTCTGTTCGTCCTGTGCTATACTGTTCGTTGTACACAGTACTGTGTACTAACCTATAACCCCACTATCTTATAAACTCATACACACTTCGTCCTTATCACATACCCCCCGTATAGTTTCGTTATTTGAATCTGACAGTGTTACATAAGCACTTATATCGTCCTCTTTGTTATATTGGACACCCCCCATATAGTTCGTTATAACAACACACAGTACTGAATATAAGTATTCGTCATTGTTCGTCTATTCTTATTAAACAGCACTGTTTGACAGTTATATATTGTGTTGTTGTATTCTTATACCTAACCGATGCCCCCCTAAAGCTAAAAAGGCAAACTACCCTAACCTACAAACCTTTGAAAGCGTCCGAGGGATTATGAATAAAAATAAAAAAATTTTCCTAAAAATTTTTTCGGTAAAAGGTTAAAGTGCTATATAAAAACAAAAGGTAAAACTGCACAAAGGTTATGAAATTTAAATTTGATGATTATGAGAAAGATGTATTATTGGAGACAATTCAACATCGTTTAGATACGGATAAGATGTTAATTATCAATGATAGTTTAAGGAAGGATGTGGAGGACTTATTTCAGAAAATAGAAGAGGATGAATACTTATAATATTTCAGTTCGGGGTGTGAATGTAATTGAGCAAATTTCCCAGGAAGATTTACAAGAGAGTCTGAAATTAATCAGAGGACTTGTATGGACAAGTGGGGGAGGAAACGATGACATCACAGTAGTTCTAAATAGCAACGAAATACCTTGCAATGAATAAATTGTGATGGTATAATATCAAATGTACGGTGAAAAATTTTATGGCTAAAGGATTTACGGTTAAGACAGTAGCACCTAAAGTAACATCAGAGGATGATTTTGATTTGGGTGCAGCAAAAGAAAAGATTCGTGGAAAGTCTGTGGTATTTTGTTTACCAGGACGAGGAGTATCTTACACATATTTGAAGAACTTTGTACAATTATGTTTTGATTTAGTACAGAGTGGAGCAAGTATTCAGATCTCACAAGATTATTCAAGTATGGTTAATTTTGCGAGATGTAAGGTACTTGGAGCAAATGTATTAAGAGGACCAAAGCAAGTTCCATGGGATGGAAAGTTGCAGTATGATTATCAGTTATGGATTGATAGTGATATTGTATTTGATACAGAGAAGTTTTATCGTCTTGTAGCAATGGATAAAGATATTGCTGCTGGTTGGTATATGACCGAAGACGGTCACACCACATCTGTTGCACATTGGTTAGAGGAGGATGATTTCAGAACTAATGGTGGAGTCATGAATCATGAGAATGGTGACACGATGAGCAAACGTCGCAAACCATTTACAGTTGATTACACAGGATTTGGATGGGTATTAATTAAGAAGGGAGTATTTGAGAGTTTGGAGTATCCTTGGTTTGCACCTAAGATGCAACAATTTGAGAGTGGTGAGGTACAGGACATGTGTGGCGAGGATGTCTCATTCTGTCTTGATGCAAAGGATGCTGGATTTGAGATTTGGTGCGATCCAAGAATTCGTGTTGGACACGAGAAGATGCGAATTATTTGAGTTGACTTGAAGTAAAGTGATATGATAAAATGCTTCTATGAGGTTTTTTAAAGATCTTATAGAAGCATTTTTGATGTTTTTGAATATTGTAAAAACCCTTTTATAAAACCGTTAGATGGAGAATTGAAAATGGCGCAACAAAATCGGAAGGATCTACAAATTGAAAGTACTCCAAAGAATACTCGACAAGGAGATGGACGTAATACAAAACATAGTGCTACAAGTCGTAATGCGGCACGTAAGAAGTATAGAGGTCAAGGACGATAAATCATTTAATTAAATTATAAATACCCAACCATTACCTTTAGGTGTAATGGTTGGGTATTTTTTTGATTAATCGTTCACAAGAACATAATTTAAAGAATCAAAATAGTATAGATAGAAATAAGGGATAGGAACCCCTTAAAAAGTTCTGATTTTACAATCAGGAGTTAAAATGTCTAATTTACCAATAGATAGAAATTCAAATTATATGAGGCAGATGTGGGGAACTACAAAGTTAGTTACAGATTATGAGCAAAAACCCACAACAAGAGTGATTCAAGAGTTTATGAATGATCAAGCACCAAAGCACGATCTATCGAAACAAACTGATCTTCATGAAAAGATTAGAAATGATGAAGATTATGATGATTGGGAGTATGGAACTGAACCAGTTTACGGAAAAAACTGGTAAAAAAGTATTATAGATATATTAAAGTATAGAAGATGAATGGCAGTAACAATTTCTCGTAGTTTTAAGGACATTAGTTTGTCTTTTGCGAGGCATCCAGTTACGAATGATGTGATTGCACTCAAAAATGAGGACGCAATTAAAAAATCTGTTATAAATTTGGTCAGAACTCGTCTTGGTGAAAGATTTTTTAATGATTTATTGGGGACATCAGTAGAAAATTCAATGTTTGAATTACAAAATTCAGGCATAAGTTCATTTTTACAAGAAGAAATTACATCATTGTTGAATAATTTTGAACCTAGAATAAAATTGAGAACTGTTTTTATTGACGAACCAGAAGATACAAATGATTTAAACATTAATATTTCTTATGATATTGTTGGGTTACCATTTCCGACACAAAATATAGAATTCATCTTACAACCAACAAGAGTATAATGTCCTTCAATCAGTTTACAAATTTAGATTTTAATGATTTAAGAACTCAGATTAAAGATTATCTGAGAGCAAATCCCAATTTTACTGATTTTGACTTTGAAGGATCCAATTTTTCAGTTTTAATTGATCTTCTTGCTTATAATAGTTACATTACATCATATAATACTAATATGGCTATCAATGAGTCATTCATTGATAGCTCTACATTAAGAGAAAATGTAATTTCTTTGGCAAGAAATATTGGTTATGTGCCAAGATCTGTTAAATCTGCAAAAGCAAAGATTAGTTTTAGCGTAGATGTTAGTAATATCAATACAAGATTAGTAAAATTAAATGCTGGTGTAATTGCTTTAGGGTCAGTTCAAAGTGGAAATTATATTTTTTCAATTCCAGAGGACATTTCTGCGACTCCAGATAGTAATGGAATTGCAACATTTGATAATGTTGAGATTTATGAAGGAACATTTTTAAAAAAGACGTTCAATGTAGATAATTCACAAGCAAACGCAAAATATATCTTACCAAATGCAAATATTGACACATCAACAGTTAGAGTTTCTGTTACTGGCACCACAACAGAAAATTATGAACTCTATACAAATATTTTTACAGTAGAATCAAACTCAAAAATCTTTTTAATTCAAGAAATTGATGATGAAAAGTATCAAATTTTGTTTGGTGATAACACTTTTGGCAAAAATCCAGAAAATGGTAGTACAATTACCGCGTCATACATTGTAACAAACGGAATTGATGGTAATGGTAGTGCAAATTTCACATTTTCTGGTAATTTATCCTATGTAGAGAACGGAATTGATAAACCAGTTACTTCTGGTATATCTCTTCTTACCACCCTACAATCGTCTGAAAACGGAGATGGCATTGAATCTATAGATACGATCAAATATCTTGCTCCAAGGGTGTATGCATCGCAATACAGGGCAGTTACGTCCAATGATTATACGAGTCTAATTCCATTTTTATACTCAAATGTTGATTCGGTGAGTGCATATGGTGGGGAAGAACTTGATCCTCCACAATATGGTAAAGTTTATATTACAATTAAACCAAAAAATGGTGAAATTCTTTCTGATGTTACAAAAAATTCAATCAAAAATGATTTAAAGAAGTATACAGTAGCAGGAATTAAACAAGAATTTATTGATTTGAAGTATTTGTATGTGGAATACGATTCAACAGTATCATATGATCCAAGTTTTATATCAAACAAAGAAAATCTTTATACAAGAATTCAATCTACAATTAATTTATATTCAAAATCTTCTGATATTAACTCATTTGGCGGAAGACTTAAATATAGTAAATTGATTTCATTAATTGATAATGTAGATAGGGGTATAACTTCAAATATTACTCTTTTGAAAATGAGAAGAAACCTTTCTCCTGCATATAATGTACTTGCTAACTATGAACTGTGTTTTGTAAATAGATTTCACGCAGATATTTATGGATTCAACATCCGTTCAACATCATTTGGAATAAGTGGAGTGGATGGTGATGTTTATTTGACTGATCTTCC